GCTTTTCAATGGAGTTAGCAGATGGAGGAATATTACGACTTTACTTGCTTACCTTCAGGGTTATACTGTTGGTTATAGTTTTTTCAGGAAGTCTTGGCTGTTTAAATAATTTCTCACCCGAGGTATTGATTAGTTCGATTAATTTGCGGTATGTGTCTTCGTCTTGTATGATGCTTTTAACGAGCACTTTAAACTTGTATGGGTCGCCGTTGTAGTCAAACCATTCTTGCAAGCTTGCATCTAAGCCTAAAGCTTGGAAGGCTTTCTTTATTGCGTAGGGTGTTCCCTTGTAGCGGTGGAGTTCAATTGCGTTCTTGATTAGATTGCGTTTTTCTTCAGTGTTCTGGGCTTGTTCATAGCCTTCAATGTGAAGTTGCCAAGCCAGAAGGTCAAGGAGTTTTTCATTCTCTATCTCATCGATGCGGGGATAGATAAGAACCTTGATAATATGCTTTTTCAGTTCCTCAAAGCTTGCATCAAAGGTATCTACTAAGTGCTGAAGTTCCTTTATGCTTGGAGGGGTGAGTTCTTTAATCATCCACAAGACCTCCGTAGCGAACGCTTACATTCCGTGCATGGGCTATTTGTTCAATAGTGAGTTCCTGCCTTGTTGGTGAGGTTAAGTCCACTCTGTAAGCTCCTGCTTGTTTGACAAGTCGTATTAGTTCTTCTGGTAAAATGTCCCTTCCGATCTTGGATTTTGTCCAAGCTATAAAGTCGTTGACTGCTTTCTCTACTGCGGATTGGATAAAAGAAAGCTTGGGGGCATCTTTTTTGTTCACATAGAAGGTTAGATCAATGTCGTAGTAGACTATCTCGGGTGCAGAGACTAAGACTTGGTCAGTCAAGGGGCGCACACGCTCTGAAGACAAATAATCCCGGACAAGGGAGAGCATGCTTTCATCCGGGATGTTGCCATTTTTCACGGTAAAGATGATTTTTACCTGACCGGGGGCGGGGCTATAGACTTCCACATCTTCTATGTCTTGGTGGGCGGAAAGTGTGTGATAGATGTAGGCTTGCTTTGAGCCTGCGTTGGTGAAGCGTTCAATGGATAGCCTTATCCTCTCACGAAAGCGTTCGTCATCTTCTTTGTCTGCACCATACATGCTCATGGTGATGTTTGAGACGGAGGTGATGTAAGGCAGTGGGTCCATGAGGTCTTTTATCTGTCCGGGAGAAAAGCCGTTGCCTTTTGTGCCTGCTTCGCTACACTCAGCTAAAACATCAACAAACAGGCTTCCAGCTGGGATTTTTGCTTCCTGCAAAGTTGCAAAATAGAGGTCTCCTCCTGCGGATACCCTTGTTCCTGCAGGGATGACTACATCAAAGCTTAGAGGTTCGGACAAAGAGAATCGTAAGATGGTTTGAGCCTTCCTGGCGGGAAGTCTTTGAACTCCGTAGAACTCAGCGAGGGCGTCAAGATATTGCCCTCTTGCGAAGGCGAGTAGGTTCTGCTTTGCGGTTTCGTTTATGGCTATGGCTAAGAGGGTGCTTGCGTAGGTCTGAAGATTGATTAGCAGGCGTTCAGGGTCTGCTGGGTAGAGTGGGCGCTGTGTGATCTTTTCGTATGCGTCAATTAGCACACCTTCCCAATAAGTTGCGTCTGTCTCTACAAACTTTATATCCATAGTGTCTGTCTTGTTTCTATGTCTTCAATGGCTAAGAGAAGTTCTATCTTTGTCCTTTCAAGGCGTCTATCAAGCTTGACTTCCTTGACTTTGACTCGTGGTTCCCATCTTTCTATTTCATCAACGATATAAGCTTTGATCTTGCCGACGGTCAAAGCGGTCAGGGGTTGGTCTATAAATCTGTAGAGTTCTGAGCCAAACTCGGGGCGGTGCACGTCGGAACCCTTGGGCGTTGTTAAGATCACACGGATATTTTGCAAGACGCTTTTTACGGCGTCTCGTTCAATAACAGTCATAGTTAAAAGGATGGCGGATTGGGGAGGAAAATTCAAGCAAAGATTGCACAAAGGGGGTTAGGATGATGTAAAGGAAAGGTGTGAAAGGTTAGCCAAAGATCGGCCAGACCTCGCAAACATCCCTGAAATAGTTGCGAGCTTTTTCTGTCCACTCCGGGTCTGTTAGAACATCTGCACCTGTAGCCATAAACACGATTAGCCAACGTGCTTTCTTGTCTTCTATCCTTGTTAAATACTCTTTAGCTTTAGCCCAGTCCCCTCGTCTAAGGTATAGTATGAACAGGTCTTCCCAAATCCGGCTGAGTAGGCTTTTGGGGTTTTTATATCTTTCACGGAGTCTCTGCAGGTATTCTTCTTTGGTTTTGGGGTAGAAAAATTCAAGCCCGAACCATTGCAGTCTTTCCTCTTCCGTCAACCCATGGTCGTAAATCGTCTCTATCTCATTCGGGATTGTTTCGTTGTTGACGCCTTTTCGCGGACTCATAGAGTCTTTTCACCTCCTTTTTAAAATCTTTGAAATTGACTTTATCCAGTTCAACCACGTCGGCTAAAATATTAAACCTTGCTGGTTCCGGGATGTCAATTTTTGTTCCCAGCCATTCCACGAGGCGCTCGAATATGTTGTCCACTTTTTCAAATAAAATAGCCTCAAGTTCTTTTACCGCTTCTTTTTCGTTAATCCTGAATGTCTTCAAGAGAAACCTGAACCTTTCAATAAACCCCTGGTAGCCCCTGCCGTTTTCTATTATCTCTTTCTGATGGGCGGGTTTGGCTCCGGGTCTCAGCATGTTTAAAAACTCATGATAAGTATGTCGGGCTATGAACTCAGTGACTGTCTCTATCCAATCCCTAACATACCGGTGTTCTGTCCCGTAGACATTAAAAAGGTTTTTGGTTCGCAAATGAGTAAATTCGTGCCAGAGACTAAGCAATGATTCTTCATCCCTCCTGGTTAAAGGTTCTTTATCCCTCAATTTTCGAAGGGCGGTTATTAACGCTTCTTCTTCTCTCTTGCTAACAAAAATCAACCCTGTTCCGTCGGGAAGACCTCTACAGCCCATTATATAGCGCACGCCCTCCTTCACCTCCACGCTTTTAGGTATATAGGCAAAAAGGTCTTTGTGCGTTTCCGCAAAATCTATTACGAGTTTTTCTACATCCTGAATGCTGCGGAACTCGTATTTATCAATGAAGGCTTGAGGTGGGCGTGGTTGGATTTGTCTGGCTCCCAAAAGTTTGACAGTTGCGGACGGAGAATCTTTGGACAGTCCAGACAGCCAGCTCTCTATGTCTTCTTTTAATCGTCCGGCTGTTTGGATAGCGAGGCTTTCGTCGTTTGAGATTACATAAACACCGTTTCTGACAAAGATGTAGTTCGTTTCGTATTTTTTGGTCTGAGGGTTGAGAACTCTCTGGATGAAGACATACTCTGGCTTTCTTATCACTTCATAGCTTAGTTGTTCGTATTCTTTGAGAGATTGCACGTTTAAGTCTTTAGCGTGCTTTTCAAACTCCGCTTTAAGCCTGCTGGCTTTTGCGTCAAGGGTGCCGTCGGGATTGCGCCTCCAATCACTTCCAAGATGTGCTCTTATGCGGGCGGTTATCTCCTCTGGACGCAAGGCTTTTAACTCGGTGGTCAGTTCCTGCAAGATTGCAGTTTCCTCCAGAGATCTGGGCGGGACAGCAGTCTCTACGACTACAGGGTAGGGTTCTTCAATCTCTTCAATAAAAGAGACGATCCTGCATCTGCAGTGTGGGTGGGCTGGTGGCATCTTTGAAGGCATTTGCGAACTTGGTAAGCTTTTTAGCTTATCCAGTGGGAAGCTTGTCAGGAAAGGCTTTACTTCAGGTAAAGATGCGGGGTCGGACTCTATAAGCTCTAAGGTTCTGATTGCTTCCCCTGTGTCAAAAACTCTGCCATCCATTGCCCTGCAGTAAGGACATGTTAGCCTGTCTCCCACCGCATCCCAGCGGTATTTTGTGATCCTTGCCTTTGCTATAGCCCTCAGCCTTGCAGAGTTGCGAAGATGATTAACTGAGGTATCTATGATCTGTCTTACTTTGCCTTCTGTTCTTCGCTTGAGATAGCCTCCGAATTCGTTCAGAAAGTGCTTTATACCCTCTTGTCCTTTACCAATAGGATTTCCTTGCTCTAAGTAATACTTAGAAAGCCACCTGACCACATCCAAACGTAGCTTTTTGTCTCCCTGAAAGAACTTGCCAAGATAGAAATCAGTTAGGGAAAGGGCATAGTTGATTGTGCGTTCGTCTGCCATGTTGAAGTCTATCCGAAGCGGGATCCCTTCAGTGGCTTCCTTTTGTGTTTTTTCGTAGATCCTTTTGAACTCGGAGTAAAGCATTTCTTTGTGCTTTGGTGATAGGCGCACTTTCTGTTCTAATTCTTGCATAATGAAGCGTGTAAAGTCGTTGAAGCTGATGAAGTAGGGTGCAAAGCGGAAAGCCTCTGCGAGAACGGACTCTACTTTCTGCAAAAAGTCAGGAAGGATTTTTTTCAGAAGGTCATCTATAAACTCGTTTCCTTCTGCGTCCCACTCGTATTCCGCCATGTTTATTCCTCAAGACTGTAGCCGAGTTCTTTTTTAGCGGTTTCAATATCAATGATGCCAGCTTGGAGGAGTTGAACTATCCTTTGGGCTTCTTTCAATCGTGCCTCAGCCTTCTTTTGAGGTTCAAAGTCCGGAAGCGGGTTGAAGATGATATTGACATCATCTATGTCAAAGCCCTTTAACATCAAATGCAGACGGTAGACAAACTCTAAGAAGCGTCTGACAAGTCTTTGAATGTTTTCAAGCTGTGCACTAAAGACATGTAAAGCGACAGTTGCCCAAGTTTCTGTGTAGCCAGTTGAAAAGCCTAAAACTGCTGGTTGGCTTTTTGCCCCTTCAATCAGCCACTTTTCTGCAAGGTCTATGATTTCTCTTATTCCTCCGGCGTTTGGCGATATTTCCTTGAATTCTGCCTCAGTGCCGTCAAAGTGCAGGAATATGCCTTTACTCATATTCTCGCTTACCTGCTGTGCGATGTTCTCAAGCCACTTTAAGGCCCTCTCTTGGTATTCCGTCTCGGTCTCGTTGGGTGCCTTGGCAAGTGGCGGGAACTTGACGTCTAAAAAGCCGATTAAACCAATCTTCTGTGCTAACCCTTTTAACTCTGTGATCATGCTTTCTACCACTTCTACGATGGAGAGGGAGGCTAAAAAGGGCGGGATGGCGTAGGGTGAATCTTCAAGGGTCAGCAAAGGTAAGTATTTATAAGTCATTGGGTTGAGTTTTATGGGTTCTGCGTTGCCGACCCATTGATAAGGTTCGTATTCATCTGTTTCCTCGTTGTAGGTGAAATACACCGTAGAAGCTGGGACAAACACAACCTTTTTCACGCCCTGCAGCTTTTCATCCACCACCACCTCAGCTGAGATAGCCCCAGAGATGTTTATCTGTGCGATTAGCTGATTGACTAAATGGTCTGTGTTTAAAAGGAATGCAAGCTCTTTGAGTTCCTCCCTTGCTTTTTCTGCGTCTTTACCCTCAACCTGAACAGTGTGCCCCGTGTTTGCCAGGTTGATCGTGAGAGAGTGCACTTGGGAAAGGATAGGGTTTGCAACAACTGCTTTAGCTATGACGTTCAGCCATTCTCTTGGATACTTGGGATTAACGAACTTATACCGCACATCTAAGGTCTTGGGAGTTAAAACCTTCTCGGGCTGGATTGAGGTTCTGGTTTTAGGAAGGTCCGCTAAGCTTACTTTTTCAGACCCGAACAATCGTTTAAGGTAGCGCACTAAGTCCATAGCTCAACTCCCTCTTTTGGTTTGCAAAAAACACGGGCAAAAACTCTTTTGTCTCTTCTTGGCTTGACGCATACAGGGCTAAGGCTAAACTCCAAAAGCGGTCTGCGTGGCTGTCTTGGGTTTCTCCTTCGTAGCGGATATTTCCGCTGGGAGTAAGCGTCTTCTTCACGGAGTGCAAATCTTCAATCAGGTCTTTGTCGGGCGGTATGCTAATGATTTTGTCTTCAAAGACCGCTTTTACTCTGCTTGCAAGTTCTTCTTTTGCCTTGGCTGTAAAGTAAACACGCAGGACTTTAAACTCTCCCCATTTTTTGGCGAGCTCTTCTGCCAACTGCATGCCTATTCCCGTCTCGTCTATTGCAACTTTGCGGGCGTATGCGGTTAGATGGTCTATGATTTTGAACTGTTCGGAGAAAGGAAGCCTTCTTAGAATTTCCTGCTTGCGTAGGTAATACCTGCCTGCTACCTTCTCAAGGATGCTTATCACCGTCAAGTCATGCCTTCTTCCGATGTCAACGCCAAGATAGACATCTCCGGTCAGCTCTCTTATGTCTGCTTCTATGCCCTCCACGGTGCAAGAATGCAGGACTTCATAGGGTAGTAAAACGCTTTCCTCATCCATAAACTCGCACATATACTCTTGAAGCCATATATCTTGGTTTGGCACGCCCTTTCTTAACTCCTCCACATCCACATCAAGACCAAGACTGACTGCGTCAAAGATGGTTAGCTTTTGCCGGAACCATAGTTCATTCCCTTCTGACATCTGCCAGAGGTGTCCGAAAATGTCATTTTTTGCCTTAGGAGTTGAAATAACGACAAGCTTAAAGTCCCTGTTCCTTGTGATAGATGGGAATATAGCTTGATAGACCTTGTAGCCGTCCTTGAAAAATGCCGCCTCTTCTAAAATCACATCCCCAGTTAGACCTCTTACACCATCAGGGTTGGCGGGAAGTCCGATAATCCGTGAGCGGTTTGGGAACCTGACCTCAAGCACATTAGTTTGCGTATCCTCAAAAAACTCCACATCACCAGTTAGCTTGCCAAGCTGTCTTAAAAATTCCACATGCCTTTTGACTTTTTCCATCAATTCTTTTGACTGCCTTTCTGTGGGTGAGATGATTGCTACCAGATGGTTTTTTCTCTCAATAGCCCGTAAGACTGCAAAAAGTGATACCACGAAGGACTTTCCCGTCTGCCTTGACCACATAAGGATTGAATACTTTTTCTCAAGCATCTTCTGGAGTGCATGGCGTTGATAGGGGAGGAGGAGTTTTTCAAATTCCATAAATTTCCTCCTTTATCAGCTTCAAAAACTCTGGGTCTATGTTCCTCTTCTTACCTTCCTCTTCTATCTTTTCCACCGCTTTCTGCAATTTTGCAGAGATGTATTCCTCCAAGCTCTTTGCCATCTGCGTTAGTTCTTTGACTGCCTTGATGAGTTCTGTGGGCTCTTCAAACTCCATGAAGTCTATGTCTTTTACGAACTCTAGCACGTGCTGGGTGAGGATGGAAACAAGGGCAGAAAGCATGAAGCTTGTTGGCTTGTTCTGTGTTTGTTCAACAAGGATTTTTATCTTGTCCCACCATTCGTTGTATTGTTTTGCGAGTTCTTTGTAATCCTTGTAGGCACGATGGATGCTTGAGCGTGAGATGTCGTAGCCCTCGGAACGCAGTAGGCTTGCTATTGTCCGGAAGTCTTTCTTCTCTTCCTCGTAGAGATATACGATACGCTGTATAAGGTCGTAAAGTTCTGCCTTTTTGCGTCTTGCCATCCTTTAGCCCTCGGGAGGAAGGACAGTGTCATCTATGATTTCTCCTTCCAGCAAATCAATCCCTTTTGGAGTGATCTTGTAAAGCGTTCTGTATCTCCTTTTGTCATAAGGGATTGCTACCTTCTTAGCTTCCACGTAGCCTTTATCAACGAGGTATGCGAGTGCCTGCCTTATCTCCGTGTCCCTGTGGTATTGATAGAAGACTGCGATGATTTCAAGTTCTTCAATCTCCCGAGGGTAAATTCTTTTCAGGAAATCCAAAATCAGACCTCGCAAGCTTTTGCTCATTTTTGGACCTCCCAAAGTTTGTCCAAAACCTTTGAAAGCTTGTCCTCAAGCTTTTGTATCTCCGCCCTCCATCCGCTGACGTCTTGGTAGTATTCTTCCTTTGATACGCCGTATTTCTGCAGTTCTTCAAGTTTAGAGATAAGCCTGTTCAACTCGTGCCTCCAACCGCTTACATCTCGGTAATACTCTTCCTTGCTTACCATCTCTTTGTAATAGCCCTCAAGCTTTTCTTCAAGCCTTTTCATCTCGTTCCCAAAACTTTCCAACTTTTTCTCAAACTTGAGAAGCAAATACAACAAAAAAGCAATGCTTGCAACCCAGCCACCTTGAAAGATGAGCGAGAGAACTCCTACTTCCATTTACTTAAACATTGCAACAAGCGTAAGAAGATTTCAAGCAAAGATTGCAAAAGGTCAGTGGGTATGATGGGGAGTGTTTCCGCCCTCATCTATAATCGCACCCGTGGCGTGGATGTTTCCGTTAACATCAACATTTCCGATCACATTTACATTGCCCTCAATGATAACCGTTTGTGCTTTCACCCGTAGGATATGGGTCTTCCTATCATACTCAATCTCTGTTCCGTCCTCAAACCGCACAAAGAACTTATCCTTGCTGGCAACCGGTGGTGTATCCTTGTCGTTGTAGATAGCCCCTATCACATAACCGTCTGAGTGTTCTCCCTCTTCGTCAAAGGCAACGACTACATACTCGCCGATGTCAGGGAGCCAGTAAGCTTTGTCTTTCTGGGTCTTGTGATGCACAACTGGGAGCCAATTGGAAACCAAGCCGTCAAGATCAGGCATCTGCACCCTTACTCTTGCGGTCTTTTCGTCAACTGCTACTACTATGCCTCGCCTGATCATTTCCTTTTCCCTCCTTTGCTTTCTCCGGGCTTTTTCAAAAATTCTATCCGGGTAGTGTAGCCATCCCTTCTTATCTCATGCTCCACTTGGGCAACATAATAGACGCCGTCAAATCTGTCAAAGCCCTTGAGCTCAATGCTTCCGCTTGCGTAGACGGAAGGAATGCCTATGCAGGTAAGCCTGCCTCTAAACTCTCTCATCTCGTTTAGTGTTTTTTGGGCGTTGCTTATTCTCTCAGCTTGTGCTTTGTTCTCTACTCTAACTCTCTCTACCTGCTTGTCTTGACTTGCTTTTACATTAGCTTTCTTTTTGTCTGCGGTTCCGTTTAGCTATGTCCTCTGCAATCTTCTTTAGGCTTGTGTTTTCAAAGGCGGTGGTCTTTAGGGTTCTGAAGCTTGCTTTGACGTCTTTGGCTAAAGCTTTAATGGTAAAGGTTGCACCGCTTTGGGAATATCTGAAGGTGTAGCTGTCTATGAAAAATACTCCCGCATCTCGCACTGCTTCTTCGTAGCCAAAGCGGACCTTTAGGCTTGAGCCTCTTGCTGGAGGATTCTTCCTAAAAAACCCGATGCTATCCTCAACCTCTATCTCCACATCGTCGCTTTCGTCTTTGTCTAAGCCGTCGTTGTCTATATAGCGAAAGCTTAGAAGATAGGGCGTGATGTATGCTGAAACATCCCTGTTGTTTATCTCAACATAAAGGAAGGGCTTGTAAAGTTCTACTCGGTCTGCCATGGTGCTTTTATGACCTCTGACTCATCTTCAACCTCTATGATCGGAATTTGCAATTTTGCACCGGGTGGTGGGTAGGGCAAGCCGATATACTGAGGGTTCGCACGGATGATGGGTTCATAAAGATAGGGGTCTCCGTAGAACTGCCAAGCTATCGTGTCCCATCTATCTCCTTGTTTGGCTATGTAAATAAGGTATTCCATAGCTTACCTCGTGATGATGGGTTTATATTGTGAGGGTTGCACTTGCTGTTGGGAGTTTTTGCTTTTTCTGGCTGGTGCTTTTTTCTTTGTTGTTCTTATTTCCCTTGTCTGAAGCTTTTTTTCTCGGTATTCCGTAAGCTTTACATTGCAATAGATTACAACGGGTTTGCCCCACATATCCACCTGCTTAACCTCTGCGGTGATGCTTTCTATAACGAAATTTCCGTATACCTGCTCCGCAATAATCAGTTTTTTAGGCAAGCCCTCTTTGGCAAGGTCTTTTAGTTTTTGATACTCCTCAAGCGGGTTGCAAAAATCACGATGAAAACCAAGCTTTATTTCAAGGCTTAGGAGTTCATCACCCAAAAACTGCAAGCTTGAAGGGGCAAAGATGGTTCTGTGCTTGGCTACTGCGTATTCGTTTGTTTCTCTGTGCTCAAGGTATGAGTAGACTTTGAAGACGATGTCGCCGAGGGAGGCATACTGCATATATCAAATATTTGATGTATAAAAGCACTCAATCAAGCAAAGATTGCAAAAATCAGAGTTCTACCCTTTTTATAGCCTCTACCGCTACCCCCACGATCCGCCACTCTTCTTCCTGAGCTTTTTCAGATGGGATGGGAGGATATTTCGGATTATCAGAAGTTAGCACAATAGAACCATTCACTCTTGTAAGCCTTTTCACAATCAACTCCCCAGAGTAATTCCGCACGACTACCACCTTCCCACTCGGAATATCTGACCCATCACCCACATAAGCCTTGAACACCACAAAATCTCCATCATGTAGGGTGGGTTCCATGCTATCGCCAGATACCTGCACTGAAAACTTTCCGCCTTTTTGGAATGTTTCTTTGCTAACAAGAACCCAGCCCACCACATCCATGTCCGCTGGACTTTCTGGAAATCCTGCCCCCGCACGCCCCACAATGGGAATGCGAACAAGCTTTTCAAGAACTTCTCTTGTTTTCGCTTCTAACTCTTCCAACAATGCCTTCTCTCTCTTCTCCCACATTTCCCCCTGCCCTGTTTTTAGCCATTCGTAAGAGACGCCGAAGGTGGAGGAGATGAACCTCAAAGTATGATCAGGGATGCTACTCTTCCCCGCCTCCCAGTCTTGAACCGTTCTCCATGATTTGCCTATTCTCTCCCCAAATTGCTTCTGTGTAAGCCTTAAGACCTCTCTTAGTTTTCTTATCCTTTTCCCTATATCACTCATTACCTTTACACATTTTTGTGTTTTTACCTCTTGACAAGACACGAAACTGTGTATATACTTATAGGCATGGGTTCTAACCTCATAAGGGATATTGTAAAAGAGGCAGGCAGGAGACAAGGAATAAGCCTTAGCAAGCTTGCTATTATCCTCGGGGTTAACCATGTATATTTGTTCGCGGTGCTTAGTGGCAGAAAAATCTCCCGACCTCTTGTCCAGAGAATAGCAGAGTTTTTGCATATTCCTGACCTCCCGCAAGTTTACGAGGAATATTTAAGAACTAAGCGTGTAGAAAACAAGGGCGCCAAGCCTACGTCCAGCAAAAAAGGTAGCAAAAAACAAAATCCCATAAAGGAGGTAAAACCATGAGGCACTCAAGCTTTAACTGGGTCTTCCGGGAGTTCCTCCGGAAGAAAAGCCCGTATCCATTGGCTTCCCGTTTGGGGAGGTCAGAAAAGCTTATTTACGCTTGGTCTATGGATG